TTTTTTCAATTTCAATAGGTTTAGCAACTTTAGTTTTTCCAATTTCTTCTAATAATGATTCTATTTCTTTTTTAGTTTTATAGGATTCTTTGAATCCATATACGCCCAAAGGGCTATTATCTTTCTTTGGTTTCTTTGGTTTAAATTCTGGAAATTCAATTTTTTCAATTTCAATAGGTTTAGCAACTTTAGTTTTTCCAATTTCTTCTAATAATGATTCTATTTCTTTTTGAGTTGTTTTTTTAGGTTTTCTTAATTGATCCATAAATTTTTTGGCTTCTTTAGGATTATTACTTTTTAATAATTCCTGATGTTTTTTAATATTTTCAATAAATTGTTTTCCTTCTTCTGATAATGGTTTTGAATCTGTTTTTTTATCAAGTCCAAGTTTTTTAATTCTTTCCAATCTTTTCTTTTCCTGTATATCATTAATTTTATCATTAATTTCTTTCCATAAATTTTTTAATTCTTCTTTATTAAGTTTATTTAATTTTTCTTCAGGATAATCTGATAAAGGATATATTTTACTTAATATATTATCAAAATCATCTAATAGTCCTCTTATTAGTTTAATAAGAGTTTCTTCTTCTACACTTTTTGGAATATATTTTTTTAATATTTCATCAATTAATTTATCTTTTGTATATTTTTCAATTGGCTTATCTTTATTATCAAATATTTCATATAAATATTCTTTACTTAATTTTTTTAATTGATTAATATCTTTATCTTTAATAAATTTATTTATTTTATTAATTTTAGCACTTTCATTTTTTTCTTTATTTTTTTTATTATAATCATTAACTAATTTTATATATATTTCAAATTCTTCTTTACTTAATTTATCTTTTGGATTAAACGTTGCAATTTTAAATGGTTGAGAAGCAGGAATGGCTAAATATTTTTTAAATTGTTCTTTACCTGTTTTATTTAATGCTTCTTCATCTTTATTTATCATTTCTTTAAAAAGTTTTTGTTCTTCCTCTGTTGTGTTTTTAATATCAAAAATATAATTAAATATTGGTTTTAGTTTTGTCATTATAACTTTATGAGAATCATCAGAATGAGTAATTTTTATGTATTTATCATACATTTCTTTTAATTTAGGATTACTAAAAGATTTTTTAAGTTTTTGTAGATTATCTTTTTTTTGTGTTGGTTTTACTTCATTAACTCCCCCTTTCATTTTCTTCTTCCACATTAAAACTAATTCAACCCCATTTGGTAAAACTTCAGTAGAATAATTATATCTTTTATCGGGTAATTTTTGACGATATCTATAAAAATTAATTGTTTCATCAACTTTTTTTGGTATTTTATAATCGTGATCTAATAACCATTTATGAGACTCTTTCAATGTAAAACCATTTTTAGGAAAATTAACAGCGTGTAATTTAGATTTAGTTTTTACTTTAGGAATTAAAACACTTTGTATTTTACTTTTCATTATATATAATGTTTATAAAAAAATTATATATATTTTTGGATTATTAATATTTATTACATATATTTATAAAAAATAAATATATATTTTTAGATTATTTAACGAATATATTTACCTAAACGACCACCACTTGGAACACCACCAGACATGACACCACCAGACATTACACCCCCTGAGGAATCACCCATTTTACGACCTTTCATATATTTCATCATATTCATTACACCACGATTATCTCTTACACCACCTACCATTCGTTCATAATCAGATTGAGATAAACGAGGAACACCAGAACCATCTTTTGCACTCATTACCATCTCTTTATTTAGCACACCAGTGAAAGATTGGCACGAACCTTGATGAGATACCATATAACCAGATGTAATAGTAATAACAACAATTTCGGGAGTAATTGTTGATGCGGATTGATTTACAAAATCGAGAGAAAATTGGAGATTATAACTACCTAATGAAGATGCAGAAAGGTATTCTGGTAAATTGAAACAATAACTCGGTTGGAGAACGAGTAAAGAACCAGTAGTTGGAATACTTTGAGAACCACCAGTAGCAGAAGAACGATTAGCAACCCCTAAGAATTCAAGGTATGATTGAGAACTTCCAGCCTTTTGAGAAAGTTCCCATAATTCCTGAACGGATGCAGAACTTAAAATACCTGATACATTGTTAAAATTGACAGAAATATTTTTAATAGCACAGAAAGAATCGCTATCTTTTGCGGTTTGGTCGGCAAGTCGTTTTCTTACTAAAATAATAATAGAGTCAGGGATTTGATTAAGAGCAATATTAGATGATGTAATCGTTGCAGATGCACCAGCAAGAACATTAGCATTATTTGTTCCATTGGTAATATAACGGTCATATTGTAAAAGAGGTAAAATATTACGAGCCGAAATTTTAGCATATTGAGATGGTTGAACGCTTAAATAATTTACTAACATTCTTAAATTTGAGAAACCACTTCCAGAGGTTGCAGTTCCATAAGCAAAATTATAAGTGTAATCATTAGAGGTTCTGAAAACTCGTTTTAATGCACCATCAAGAGTAAAGTTAAATGAAAAGTTATTAATTCCAAGGAATCCCGCTTCATTTGATACACACGGATTAGAAATAAAAGGTGAAAGAAATAAAAGAGGTTCAGTTAAATGTGTAGATACTGAAATAGTCCAAGTATCAGTTAAATCAGTAGAAATAACTGATGCATCAGTTAAAACACCACCTACATAATGTTGAATTACAATATTTACTGGATGACTTCCACGACCCCTTAATTTATTATCATATCCATTATTATTAAGAGCCCCTAATGGATTTGCATTAGTTCCAACAGCATCAGAATAATTATAAAAAGTATCATCAACGAGAGATGGCGTCCATCCATCATAATGAGTATGTATTTTTTGGTCGTTCATACGAAGTAATGGGGCTAATACATCCTGAGTATTTACAGATAAGCCACAGTTATTAATAAGAACATTTTGAGTTAAATAACAACTATTAAGCGGATAAGGCCCAAAACCATCAGTATTACCCCAACTGAATGCAACTTGACCCACTGGAACTTGTGATACAGTAATTATAAAATTCACATCAGTATCAATAAGAAACCGACGAGATACAACAATATTTTCAGATGGAACATTAATTTGCCACGAATGCGAAGTATTAGAACTTGTATTTGATTGTTGCGGTTGGTATGTTGATTGTTGCGGACCACCTTGAACGGCAAATGAAATTTCACCAGAAATATCTTCTATCCGAGAGTCATTTATTAAAACAGTTTTTAAATCGCTCATATTATATACTATTAAATAGATTTAATTAATTTAAAATTTTTTATATTTTTTAAATTAATTAATTTTTTATAATCTTTTTTATGCTTTTAAATATTCTGATTTCTTTTCAAAAAGTAATTTAATACTTATACTACATCCAGCGGGTAATAGAACTGGATTTAGGCGACCTTGTCTATCCTTATAATATACACTTATATCTATATTTGATAATGGTTTATCACCCACTAATGATACTCTTCTATATTCACCACTTGGAATATAAGTTATAATAGGTTTATATATGCCATCAGTTGCGAAATCGGTTATAACTTGAGATTGAATATTATTATTTCCACTTTGTTGTTGATTTACACCATTAATAATTAATGCGGGCACACCTTCATTATTTGGTATAATAGGTAGTGTATTAGATGCGAGAGCAATAGAAATAATTGGATTCCACGCACTAATAGTTGAGAATTCTTGAAATACTTGATAAGCACTAAATAAAGTTGTTCCTGATGGAGGGTAATCAGTAATAGTAGCAACAGAAAAAACATTAGTTTGAATTAAAAAGTTTCTATTATATGCATCATTAAATGATTCAATTAAGAAAGGGAAAGAACTAAATAATTGTCCCATTGCTTGATTAAAAAATATTTTAATACCACCACTATTTAAATCATATCCATCTACATCAGCATTAATAATAGCAATATTATTTAATGTATCATATGTCATGACAGGAGCAAAAGCACTTGGTAATACGCCACCATAAACAGCATTTAAATTATCATAAGCAGTTTGAAAGCATTGATTAACCAAATATATCCAATATTGATAAGTATATATATCATAATAACCTTGACTATTATCTTGTAATTTATCAGATGTTGCAGAAGGGGCAGGCGGTATTTGGGCTATTTTATTTTGAGGAGAAAATGAAACATAAGCAGGAGCACCAATTGATACCCCATATTGTAAAGTAATACTATATATTGTTGCGTTTGGGTCGCCACTATTAGTTTGAATCAAAGGAATAAATATAGGTAAATAATTTGTATCTAATTGCCATCTTGCAACTATTAAATCATATTTAAATGGGTCATAAATAATAGGACTACTTCGGGTTTCGTTATAATATGCTACTGGGGGTTTTTGGTTAGTATTATTTAAATTACTTATAACCATATCATAATAAACTTTATCTGGTAAAAATCGCGGTTGTGTTGTTGTCATATAATAAACGATAGATAAGATTTTAAATAATTATTTTTAAACTTTTTTATAATAAATTATATAATATAATAATCTATTTTTAGATTATATTTAGATTATTCTATTATATAATGTAAATTTAGATTAAATTAGATTATTTTAAGATTA